TGGTAGCCATCGTCGTTGGTCGGGCTCGTATGTTCCCGATTCTTGAGATTGTCAAAAGCGTAGCGAGTCATCGGCTCCGCCTCGACGATGTGGCATCTGATGTATTTCTTCATTGTTGTTTTTCCTTTCGTTGGTTGGTGTTAGTTGTTGGTGGTTGGTTGTTGGTGGTTTGCCTCGGGCGGGCGTCAACCAAGGAACGATCTACGAACCATACCGCCCGCGCCGAGGCTTCCCGGCACCCGCCGGAAATCCTATTTCATGTACTTGTCGATCAGCGCGTCGGTCTGGGCGTTGATCGTTTCAAGCTCGGCATCATTGATTCTGCCGTCGTCGGCAACGGACTCGGAATAGATGGCTAGCGTACCCATGCCGTCGCGCAGATACCCGGCGAACTTCGCCTTGCCGCCGTCAAGCGCGATATTCTCGGCCAGTTTCTTGTTTAGCTTGCGCACGAGTTTCTTGGCGGTTTCTTTCGTCAAAAGAAACTCGAACGCCAGTTCCAGCAGTTTGTCTTTCATTGTCGTTTTTCCTTTCGTTGGTTGTTTCAGAAGTACCAGAACGCCCACCATAGACGCTCCGCAAATCTTCCGCAAGCCTTTATTGCCTTCCACATATCAACCGCCCGTCAATTTGAAAAAGTTCTGAATCGCCGTCACGCCCATTGCCACGGCCGCGCCAGCAAGTATCACCTTCACGGCTACCTTCACGACCCATCGCAATGTCTCGCCCCACTTCACCTTCTCCGCGACAACCGTGGTTTCGATGTTGTTGAAACGCTGAGCGAAGTCGTGCGCAAGGTTCGCGACCGAGGTGTTGATCTCCCGCATGGTTTCCGCACCTTGCTTGAACCCCTCCTGCGTCTCGGCGCGGATTTTTGCGACATCGTGTTCAAGCACGGTCACGCGCTCCTTCAGCTCGTTTTGCTGCGCTGCGAGTACACATCCGTCCTCTGTATTCCTCATGCACATATCAGTCACCTCCGACCTCGATGTTCAGCCGCTCTTTGATGCGGTCGATGGCGTCGATAAACGCCTGGTAGAGCGCCTTGGTGGACGGCAGCTTGGCGGCGTCGCGCTTCTCGACGTACTCGGCGCGTTTCTCGTCAAGCGCGGCGGTCACGCGCTCAACGCGGGCGGCGTTGTTCGTGGCGGAGGTTCGCCACATCTCGGCGGCGGCCTGCCATTCCTCGGCGCTCTTGCGAAGACGCTCTGCGAGCTCTTGCAGCGGGTTGTGCTGCTCTTTGCCCTCGATCGCGTGAAGCCGGTTCGTAATCACGCAATCGAGCTTGCCGCCTTTATGCCAGGTCGTAATGACATAGCCGGGCAATGTGGCGGCGTCGCGCGAAACGCAGACGCGCCGCTCGCGGACGAAGACACGGGCGGAAGCGGCGAATAGCGGGCTAACGCCGATAAGGAGGAGGGTGAGGAGGAGGAGGGAACGGACGGGGCCTCTGGCGGCCCCGGGCCCTTGCCTATGGATTTGGTGGTTGCTGGATCTCATGGCTCTCCTTTCAAAAAGCCGTTGTCGAAATAGAGGGTTGCGCCGGTTGCGGCGTTGGTGATTATGCCGGCATAGGCGGGAACGCCGCCGACGGTCACGAGCATATCGCCAAAGTCGAAGCCGGTCGGCCCGCCGAGAATGTCATTGGGCTTGTCTACGCAAGGCAGGCCGCGCGCCCAGACGGGCCGCGTGACGGTGCAGACGCGGCAGCCCTGCCAAGTGCGTCCGTCGATGGTGACGGTTTGGGGGCTATCCCAATCAACCCACGTGACTTTGTTGGTCTCGGCGCGGCCTTGCATTTCATAGGCGACGAAGCGCGAAGGCTTCAAGGCCAGCTCGCGATTGTACCACACCCATTGCGTGTCGGTTGCGCCACTCGTTTCGGTTTTGACTACGTAACCGGTGAGATTCGTGCGCTGCGATTCGGGCGCGAAAGCGAACGCCAGGCCGATCGCATTCGTCGCCGCATGGGACTGTGCGCCGTGAAGACGCTCTAGCGCGTTTGTGAGAACCACACGCGCAGCATCCGCGATTTGATGCGCGTTCGTGGCGACGTTGTCAATAGCGGCGGTTTCGGCCGCACTGCCGACGGCCCCGGAATCGTTGAAGATCTCGCCGTCACCATCCTGCATGACAACCTGACGCTTCCAGGCGGGCTCTTCGATGATTTCGGACAAGATCACCTCGTTAGTGGCGGAGGCGGCGCCGAGCTGTATGGCAGCCAGGATTGCGCAAAACATCACAGACCTCCGATCGTCGAGAGAACACGCCACTGCGAATTGCGGTCGAGCGTGAAGCCATAATGGATGTATTGGTTTTCGGACGTGACGCCCATCGTGCGCCAGGAAGTCTCGCCGCGCTCGCGGTACTGTATCTCAAATTCAGTGGCGCGCGGGTCGTCGCAAAGCCAAGAAATGATCACGTATCGCGAGCGCGCTTCAAACTGCACAATCGTGATGCCGGTCGTCTCGATGATGACGGCGGGGGTGTCAACGCCAACCCACCAATGGTTGCGGCCTGTTTCATTGCCGCTGCACGAAAAGGCGAGAGTGTTGGTGGGGAAGTCGGTGGTGACGATGGGGTTGATTTTTTGCAGCTCCGTCCAGGGGTTGGTTTCCCAATTGCGAACCGAGACGGGCGTCGAGACGGTGACGGCTGTGCCGGTGAAGCCGACGCTCACGGTCGTAGCGTCTGATTCGCTGTCGTAGGTCGCCGTGACGTAAACGACGCCGAGGTTTTCATCGGCTCCCCATTCGCGCACATCGCTCTTCTCGCTGCCTAGCTGCACAAGCGCGATGACGCCGCGAACGACGCCAAGCAATAGCAAAGCGGTAATGACTCGCTGAAACTTCCTATTCATCGCGGACCCCCGTCAAAACGCCGCCGGTGAAGGTGAGGATGTGTCCACCCCAGGAATAGTCGCCGGTCACGCCGCCCGTGACGCCGTTTGGAAGGTCTAGCGTGGCGCCGTCACCGGCAGGCGTGTCGCCGTCGATCGCGATCCAGAGAAAGTAACTCTGAATGCCCGCCGGGTTGGGAATGGTGACTGTAATCGTATAATAGCCCGCGAAAGTCTCGCCGCCGACTTCGCGCGGCGTCGCGTGATAGACCGGGGCCGTGACATTGGCCTCGGGAAGCTGCAAGAAATCGGACGCGCCGCCGGATAGCGTATTGTGGTGGAACACGAGAGGCTTCAAGGCCGCCACATCGGCAGTGCAGACATAATCGACTTCGACTAGGATTCGCGCGGCCGTGCGCTCGATCCAGCGAGCCTCGGCGATTATGAGCTTGTCGTTATCTGTTATCACTACAAGCGCGGAGAAAGCATCAGCGAAGCCGCGACGGTAGATTACGACGTTGTTGCTCATGATGTTCTCGACAACGCCGTTGATCTCGCTATTCACCTGCAAGGCGGTCTCGCGCGCCGTCTTCGCGGCCTGGTTCGCGATGGCGACGTTGACGGCGTTTGAGGCGACGTCGGCGACAGTGGCGACGCCCTCGACATTGAGATTGCCGCGCTGGTCTACCATCATCACGGTGTTGGTGACATTTGCCGCGAATAGCGGGGCGGCCATTAGGGCTAGTAAGGCGGAGCGGACGGGGGCTCTGGCGCCCCCGAGCCCGGCCTGTGGAAATTGTAGGGATTTCATAGTTGGGCCTCCGCATTCAGGTTGACGTTGGTAGTTGCCTGGTAGGTGAGAGAGCCGTTGGCCATTACGGGCGTCCACCAGACTTCGAGGTCCTGATCCCAGATGCCGCCGAGAGACTGGGCGCGAATCATGGCGGTGACGTCGCCCGGCGTAGTCGCGCCGACCTCGCTGGCCGTGTATGAGGGCTTGCTTGAAGCTTTCGCCCATGCGGGGACGGTTGGGTCGGTTTCTTCGACGATGATATCATCGGTATAGGCGACAGGGCGGTAGCATTTGCGCGTGAGGGTAAAGCCATTGCCGAAATCCAGCGCGGCGGCGGTGGCGGCGGCGGCGACAGTCAGCACAGTAGAGCCTTGCGTATTGAGCTGCCAGCGGCCGTTGGTGAGCATATATATCAGAGCAGGTGTCGTACCATATGCCTGCTGCCAAGTGAGAGCCGGGCCGCTCTGGATGCGGAACGGCAAGATCTCACCACTCCAATTGCAAACCCACACATCTTGCGTTGTGCCGACCGGCAAGCCTAGCCGGGTGATGTCGGCTTTGTCAGCAAGCTTGCGGTCAATGGCTGCCGTGCCGTAGATTTCGGCGTCGCCCATTGTGAGCGCAACGCCGTCTGCGCGGTTGGTATCTGTTACGACGCGGAAGGTGCAATCATCGTTCTCGATCGTCACGCGCTTGACGCCGTTGGTCTCTTCGACAATCGAGAGCTTCGCAAAGCCATCCGCAAGCAGCTGATCTTCGTCGATCGAGCCTTGAATCTTGCCATCCTTGACGATGGTGACATCGCGGAATTTGAGGGTATCTTCCTCTGTGTTCACGCCCTCGCCAAGCTGCACGGCATTGGCGGCTGATGCCTTAGCGTTATAGCCGATAGCGATTGCTTTCGGCGCGCTCGCGGTTGTGGCGTCGTCGTCATCCGGATGTTTCGCGCCGCTACCTATCGCGACGCCGTTGATGGCGGATACGGTCGCGTGCCAGCCGACGGCGACACCCTGAATCTTTAGCGGGTCGGCATCGTTGCGCACCTCGGCATGGCCGCCGATCGCAACGCCGGCGGAGCGCACAACCTTATTGTCGGCAGCGGATTCGACGGCGTTGGTGGTGACGGCGGCTTGCGCGCCCGCGCCGATCGAGACGGCGACATTCTGATCTTCGCCGTACTGATCAATGAAGGTGACGCCGCGCCCAGAGGTCTGGGGGGTAGTTGGAACTGGACGAGCGTCTAAGTTGGTTGTCGCACGGGCGAGGTCTTCGGCTGCTGCGAGGCCTTCGAATGTGACGTTTGTGACGACCTGCGGGTCGCTGTCAAAGTCGAAGCCGTTGAGCGGCGCCGTCTCGACGGTCGCGCCTATGGCCACGCATGCGGCGAACGCCGTCACGACCGTCGCGCCAAGCCTGCGCCCAAGCTCCTTCACGGCCGCTCGAAGGTCGGGAATCGTGTTCGTCTTCACGTTCACGCCCGCAAAGTCGCGCTTGCTCACGTCGCCGTGGTGCTCCACGATGACCCTCGTGCGGTTCCGTCCTCCCGGATAGAACTCGCCCGCGTCGCGCCTGTTGTCCGTCTCGTTCATTCCGCCTCGACTCCTTTCACGCCTGTCTTGCCGATTTCGGCGTTCTCGCCGTATTGCGTCACCATCTGCTGCAAAGCCGCAAGCCACTGCTGGTACATCTCCTGGCTTCTCGGGGACATCTCCTCGATCGCGTCGGGATTCTCCTGCTGCATCTGGATGTGCCAGTCCAGCCGGGCCTGGTAGTTCCAGCGCCCTTCGGTATCCATCTGGGGCATCACGCCCGCCTTGATCTTGACGAAGTTCTGCTCCTCGCGTATGTCGTCGGCGGTGAGCTGCGCCGGGCTCTTGAGAGCCGTGCCGGCCATTTCCGGGAACAGCATAGTGAAGAAGTGCCTCACGAACGGCGAAGTGTCAACTTCTCCTTTGCGGTCCATCGACTGGAGCACCTGCGCGGCGGCCTGCACCTTCTCGATCAGCTTGGAGTTGTCCAGATTCGTCGGGTCGAGCTTGAGCGTCATCATGAAGCGCCCGCTCACGTCTTGCGCTTTTACGCCCTGTGCGTCAGCCGTCTGCGTGGCGCGAAGCACGAACTCGTCGCTGGCGTTGTCCTGCGTCACCTCCAGCAGCAGCGTGAGGAAGTCGCGCCACTGCTCCAGGAACCATATCATGAACTCCCTGCGCCGCTCGGTGACGTCGCTTTCGCCGTCGCTCACGCCGAGGTAGCGCAGGAGATCTTTGTAAATCTTCTCTTCGGCCTTGTCGGCCGCCGCCGGATACGCAGGCGGCTGCATGAAGCTCAGATCGTCGCTCTGGCCCATGTTGACCACGGCAAACGGCTCGATGAGCACGTTCCTCGTCCTCGCGCCCTTCGCCTTCACCGGCGGCAGCGAGCCGACGATCGAATTGTTCGCGGCCATGTCGCGTATGGCCTTTGCGACGCCCTGGGCGGGAGCCGCTATCTCGGCGAACCCGCGCGCGTCGGTTATGTTCACGCTTCTCACCTCGCGGCGGAAAAGCGCCGTGTTCCACTTGCCGCGCCGCGTCCTCAAAACGCGCTTGCCGAAGGCGCTGCCGTCCGCCTGGCTGAGCACGCTCACCCAGCGCGTGGTCTCGCCGCGCCCGTTCGTCTCGGCGGTGTAGCACCACACGAGGTTCACGAGATCCTTCACGTCCTCGCGCACGGTCTGGCCCGTCATGCTGAA